GTATCTTTGTAGAAATTAAACCAATAATAAGTTGTATCAAAATATATTTTTTCAAAAGGGTAAAAACAAAGTTCATTTGTGGGACGATACTACGGGGTATCACGTTATGGATTTCAAACCATATGCCTATGAACGAAACCCATTCGGTGAATCAACCACATTAAGTGGAGTTAAAGTTTCTAAAACATATGAATTTACAAAGGATGACCCTAATTTGTTTGAGGCAGATGTACCAGAAACAACTAGGATATTAGTAGATTTATACCATACCAGCGATATTCCATCACAAGGTCACGTCATAATGACATTTGACATTGAGGTTGAGATGATTACTGGTCTACCTGATACTCAAAAAGCAAAGAACGCGATTACTGCAATTGCACTACATGATAGTGCAACGGATGTATATTATGCTTTGGTTTTGGATGAATTTGGTAAAGTAAAAAATACTACTACTGGTAATAGGGTTGTTAAATCGTATAGTAATGAAAGAGATTTGTTAAGAGCATTCCTAACAATCTACGAAGAAATCAGACCATCAATCATTACGGGTTGGAACATAGATTCATTTGACGTTCCTTATCTATTCAATCGTATAACAAACGTATTGGGTAGAACAAGTGCAACACGTCTATCACCAATCGGTGAATGTTTCTATTCACCATACAGAAATCGTTGGAGTTTTGCTGGAGTAAGTGCATTAGATTATATACACTTATATAAAACCTACAACTATGGTTTGGAAGCATCCTATACCCTAAACCATATTGCAACCAAAGAGTTGGGTAAAGGTAAGGTGGAGTACAAAGGTAATTTGGATGATTTGTTCAGAGAGGACATTAACAAGTATATAGACTACAACATCGTAGACGTTGAGTTGGTTGTGGGTTTAGAAAAGAAACTACAATTCATCGAACTATGTAGAGCCATCTGCCACGCGGGACACGTTCCTTATGAGGATTTTGTGTATTCATCGAAGTATTTGGAAGGAGCTTGTTTAAACTACCTTAAACAACGTAATTTAGTAGCACCGAACAAACCTGCGGATAGAAGAGAACGGATGCAGGAAATCAACGATAACAACCAAGAGAAGTTCATTGGTGCATATGTAAAAGAACCTATCGTTGGTAAGTATGATTGGATTTATGACTTGGACTTAACATCTCTATATCCATCAATCATTATGACCCTAAATATCTCACCTGAAACAAAGATGGGTAAGATTGAGAATTGGGATGCAGAAGAGTGGATTAAGGGTATAGATAAAACGTATGATGTAACATCAGAAGGTAGTACAGAAACTTATACCAAAGGAGAAGTACAACAAATGATTAAAGAGCACGGGTTGGGGGTAGCCGCCAACGGGGTTCTGTATGACCAGAGTAAGCCTGGACTTATTGCAGATATTTTAGATTTATGGTTTTCACAACGGGTTGAATTTAGAAAATTAGAAAAGCAATATGGTGAAGCGGGTGATACGGAGAAATATGAATTTTATGCTAAAAGGCAGTTGGTTCAGAAGATTCTTCTTAACTCTATGTATGGTGTTCTTGGTCTTCCTGCCTTTCGGTTTTACGATATTGATAATGCAGAGGCAGTTACGATTACGGGTCAGACTGTTATTAAGAAGACGGCAGAGATGGCAAACATTAAGTACCAAAAGGAATTAGGTACTAAAGAAGATTACAACGTGTATATTGATACGGACTCAATCTATATGTTGGCTGAACCATTAGTTAAACACAGATACCCAGAGTATAAGGGATTTGATGAGAAACGTATGGCATCGGTGGTAAATGATATTGCAGAAGAAACACAGGCGTTTCTTAATAAGTTCTACGATATGTTGGCGGAAAGGTTCTTCTTTATATCAAAGGATAAACACAGATTTGAAATCAAAAAAGAGTATATTTCCAAAGCAGGTTTTTGGGTAGCGAAGAAACGATATGCGCAGTGGATGATTTTAAAGAATGGTATCCCTTGTGATAAGTTGGATGTTAAAGGATTGGATGTGGTACGTTCATCATTCCCAAAAGCGTTTCAAGATTTTATGTCAAGAATCCTACGTGATATTCTTACAGGTAAAACAAATGAAGATGTGGATGTGGAGTTGAGAGCATTCAAAGAAAGTTTATCATCATTAGATGTATCAGTTATAGCGAAGGGTGGTGCAGTAAAAGAGATTAGTAAGTATGATACAAAGGGATTAGATAAACGTTTGGGTTCATTCCTACCTGGTACACCTGCACACGTTAAAGCAGCGATAACATACAATAGATTACTAACTCACTATAAGTGTCCGTTCTTATACGAACCAATTAGAAATGGTGATAAGGTAAAATGGGTGTATCTAAAACAAAATCCATTTGGATTGGATACGGTAGCATTTAAAAACTATAATGACCCCGATGTTATTATGGCATTCATTAAACAATACATAGATGTGGATAGAATCTTTGAAGCAGAGTTAGAGAATAAGATGAATGACTTCTATGGGGCGTTGAAATGGGAAAAAGTAAATTATGCAGAGAAAAAACTCTCACAATTTTTTGGATTTTAAAATTAAAATTAGTATCTTTGTAAAAATTAAAACAATAAATTATGAACAAAATTAGATTAAACCGCTTCATTCAAAAATACAACTTGGCGGGGTTGATTGAATCTGTAACGTGGAAAGCCGATGGTTCAAAATTAACTACAAAGTTTATCTCTGATGATAAAACGGTGTTAGGTGAGTTAGAGTTGGAAAACTTTAATTTTGATTCGGCTGAATTGGGTATCTATACCACATCAAACTTATCAAAATTATTATCCGTATTAGGTGAAGATGTTGATTTGCAAGTTGGTAAGGTAGAGGATAAAGCAATCTCTTTAAGTTTAGTAAGTGATGGTACAAAAGCTAGTTATCAATTAGCAGATTTGGCGGTAATCCCTGCAGTACCTGATTTGAAACAATTACCTCCATTTGATATTCAAATTGATTTAGATGGTAAGTTTATTGACCGATTCATCAAAGGTAAAAATGCGTTGAGCGATGTAGATACATTTACGGTCTTAACTGAAAATGGTGATTTGAACTTGGTTATTGGTTATTCGAATGTAAACTCTAACCGAATTACATACAAAGCACAGGCTAACTATCCTAATGCAGTAAACGCAATTTCATTCTCTGCTAAATATCTAAAAGAGATTTTGGTTGCAAATAAAGATGCTACATCGGCAACTTTACAAATCTCAACACAAGGATTGGCACACGTGGCATTCAAAGTTGATGATTACACATCAAAATACTATTTAGTAGAAGTTCAATTATCAGCATAAACCAATTACTATGGCATTTGATTATCCAAAGAAGTATTTTTACGAAAGGAATGACTGGATTTACCGAAAAGATATAAACCTCACATATGAGGATGTATTGAAGATGTCCTTTACAGATTTCGGTAAGTGGGTTGATTACTTTCGTAAAACTGCCATAGAGCAGTGGGATAAGACAGATGCGCCACCTAGGATTGGTATGGATGAAGCAACAATCATCGAGAACTTTTCTAAACTACAAGCATTTAAGGTGCATGAGTTTATAGAGAAAGATGATTTAGGTGATGATGTAATCTTTAACTTTAATAAGTTTGCAACACCTGTAAATCAGTTCTTTCCGGCTATGTATAAAACGGGAATTGGTGGTTCAGCATATGATAAACCAAAACCGTCCATCTATGATGTATTCGTAAATGATGATTACCTCCCAGAGTTTATTAAACAAATGCGGAGATTAACTCGTCAAGATGGAATGTATCGTTTCAGTAAGACTGTACATTTGGATAATCCAAACTACCACAACTCGCATATTCAAAGTGGAAAGGAGTGGATTGAAAAATGGGCAGCCGGTGATATATTAGCGGGCTATGATTTTTGCTTATCCCAAGCTGATAGTAAAGTACCATCGCCAGAGATTACGGCGGAGGAGGTTAAAGAATTGTGGAGAGAAGGAAAATTGAGATACGAAAATATCTCATCACTTAAAACGGCAGATTGGGGAGATAATATAGATAATCTAACAGACATCCCAAAACAACCTATACAGATTAAAATATATCCGTTAGGTCAAACAATCTTTCCAGAAGCAACTGCGGCATTCCGTATTGGTATGGGAACACAAGCCGTAGTTAATTTTCCACCACTAACTGCTAAACTCTTATATCAAAAGTTTACACAACACATTAAAGAGCAAGATGTAATTAACATATATGACCCATCTGCGGGATGGGGTGGTAGGATATTGGGAGCTATGAGTGTAGATGATAGAAATATCCACTACATCGGTAATGACCCAAATACTGAAAACTTTATTGATGAGATTGGTAAAACGAGATATGAGTATTTAGCAGAGTTCTTTAACAATAAAGTACCAGGTGCAGCTAATACATTTTGGGGACATCGTAATAGTTATGAACTATTTACAACGGGTAGTGAGATTATTGCAGAAGAGGAACGTTTCCAAAAGTATAAGGGTAAGTTGGATTTTGTATTTACATCACCACCATACTTTGATAGAGAAAGATATTCAGATGATGATTCACAATCATTTAAGAAGTTCAATAACTATGAAAGTTGGAGAGATGGATTTTTAAGACCTACACTAACAACTGCATTTGAGTACCTACGAAATGATAGATACATTTGTTGGAACATCGCAGATATTAAAGTGGGTAAAGATAAGTGGTGGACGTTGGAGCAAGATTCAATTGATATTCTTAAAGAGTTGGGATGTGAGTATAAGGGTAAGATTAAGATGACGATGAGTCCTATGACTGGAGTTGATTTGAGTGGAGTTAAAAATAGTATGCAGATAGGTGGAACTTTCTATAAGTACGAACCAATCTTTATATTCTATAAACCTTAAAAGAATGTTTGGAAATAAAAGAGAAAATACGTTGTGGGTTGAAAAATACAGACCACAAAAGTTAAGTGAGTATATCGGTAATGATTTGCTGAAAGAGAAAGTACAAGGGTATTTAGATACCGGTGATGTACCACATCTATTACTATATGGTAAAGCCGGTACGGGTAAAACTACGTTGGCTAAAATTATAGCGAATACGATTGAGTGTGATTTGATGATTATTAACGCATCGGATGAGAACAACGTAGAAACTGTCCGTAATAAAGTAAAGAACTTTGCAAGTGGTGCTGGATTTAAAGGATACAAAATCATCATATTGGATGAGTTTGATTATATGACAGCAAATGCACAGGCAATTCTTCGTAATTTGATGGAAACGTTTAGTACACACACTAGATTTATCCTAACGTGTAATTATCACGAAAAAATTATTGAACCAATTTTATCGCGTTGCCAAACTTTTGCAGTAACACCACCATCAAAGAAAGATGTAGCGGTTCATGTTACTGATATATTAAACAAAGAGGGCATTAAGTATGATATTAAAGATGTTGCGGATATTATTAGTGCTTTTTATCCAGATATTCGTAGGGTGCTTAATACTATTCAGTTGCAGTGTTCTAATGGAACTCTTAAAGTAGATACACAAACTGCTTTACAAAATGATTTTAAGGTGAAGATTTTAGACATCTTAAAAAATGGTGCAGAGAAGAGGAATATGTGGATGGAAATTAGGCAGATTATTGCAAACAATAAGATTACGGAGTTTTCAGAACTATACACTTATCTATATGAAAAGGTAGAAGAGTATGGTAAAGATAATAAATCGGGTGTAATCCTTGCATTATCGGACTCCCAACAAAAAGATGCATTAGTAGTAGATAAAGAAATTCCGTTTATAGCGGGTATTATTCAAATAGTAAGTTTAATTAGATAATTATGGAAAACACAGAAACGGCAAAACCTATTGGTGATAGAGTTTTAATTGAGATTGAGAAGACGGAAAAATCCGTAGGTGGTATTATTCTACCAGAAACCGCACAATACGGGGAAAACAAATTAGGTAAAGTAATATCAGTTGGACCTGGTGTATTTACACAAAATGGAACTCGCATTCCTATGACTTTGGAGGTTGGTAATAAAGTATTACTGCCACACAATAGTTACGATACACAAACTATTAAGTTGGCTGGTAAAGATTATATTTTATTGCGTGAGCAAGAAGTTTTAATGGTGATACGATGATAGGTGGTAATTTAGGAAAGCCAAACATATCGCAAGCAAAGGATATGGCTTGTGCAAATTGTGGAGGTGATACCTTTGCAATTGGATATAAGTTTAAAAAGATGAGTAAATTACTCACAGGTGCAGCATCGGATGAAATTATCCCATTTGAAATCTACTTATGTGTAGAGTGTGGAGAACCATTAGAAGAGTTGTTACAACCTGAATTGAGAAAACCAAAAGAAAATGGCGAAGGAAAAAACCCGCTTGGGCTTATTTGACCACATAGCAGCAATAACGGAACATCAAAAACCTGATTACTTTGATAAACTAACAGATGATGATAAAAAGACTTGGAGTAATTTTCTAATCTTACGTTATTTATCTATGCAACCAAATTGGGTTGATATTGTTTCGGAAGTACAACCATACGTTCAGAGTTTATCGCCAGAGTTATTCTACAAAGTGTTTATAGATATTCTACCAAAGGGTAAGCAATATTTAAAATACATTAGTGGAAGAAAGAAAGCCGATGGACAGCCTGATTGGTTAATAGAGTTAGCGGTAAAGTATTACGAAGTTTCGGAAAAGCAAGCAATTGAGTATTTAGATATTCTATATTCCACCAGACGGGGACAAGAAGAAATAAATGAGATATGTGAAATGTACGCAGTTCCAAAAAAACAAATCACTACCTTAAAACTTAAAATATAATAATCGTTTTATGATTTCTCCTATATTTATTTATGGGAGAAATTATGAGACTAATTACATCAATATTGTTGGTGCTATTACCTATTATGGGTATGGCACAAAATACAGAGCCAGTTTTTGTTGAGAAAGTTGTTAATAGCGTTCAAATAGGACCTTTAACCGGCAACAAAAACCTGGCTTTTGGTGTAAAAAATATCTTACAAGAATTAGTACAAGAGAACCATCCTTTGATGGAAACCATAGATGAGAACACAATCGTTCTCAAAACAGAAATCGTTTTCTTCGATATTCTAACAACCAAAACAAACATATCAGTTTTTCATTCAGATGAGACTGAAGTAGTTATACGAATAAAGGGTACGCTTTACAAAAACGGCAAGAAAATAAAGCAGTTTTTGGCAGAAGAAAGTTCATCCGAAGTATCTACCAGTACATTATTAGTTAATGAAGGTGGTCAATTCAATCAGCAATCAGCCAGAAATGCTATTAAAAAGACTTGTGAAACCTTAATCAAAAAACTACTATAATGAAAAACTTATTATTAGCAGCGGTATTTTCTTTAATATCACTCACATCATTTGGACAACTTATCATCAATCAGGAGATAACCAATGCAAAACCATATAGAGTTGGTGATACACTAACTTTAAGATATAATGTTGTTAAAGGAACTACAAATCCAAGATACCTTTGGATGCGTTATCAATACTCAAACAAACACTTACAAAAGTTAGGACCTACCGTATTCTCACAAGGACAAACTGCTCAAAACTTTGAAGCAACTTGGCCAAACTATAAATTCACACAAAACCCATCAATTGGAGTTGGTGAATTGAATGCACAATATGCTTCAACACCTTGGAACTATACACAAGATAACGATTGGATAGCAAAACAATTTACAACACAAAGAGCAGATGCGGTAATTGATGGTTTGTGGGCAACTGAAAAGTTTATCTTATTAGAAAACTCAACTTATCAAAACATCCATAAATTGGATTTAGCAACTGCAAACGGAACGGATGATGCTGCAATCGCACCAATTGGTTCGCAAGTTCTTCAATTATCATTTGCAGATGCGGATGTAAAGCACGTTGCTTCGTTTAGAGTAAAAGTTGGGTATCCAACTAATTTTGATATTTCATCATTATCCGTACAAATAAGAAAAGTAAATCCTAATGGGAGTACAAACTTTAATGGAGCACCAATAGCACAAAAACCATTAAGTTCTGGCGGTATAGCCGATTTTTCACAATTTAATATTGGTGATACACTTGGTGTTTATATTGTTCCAACTTTTGGAGCAAGTTACTTAAACAACGTAGTAACGGTAACAGATGCTTACAGAGCGTTTTTAGCAGTAACTGATGTTGGATTAAATGGTACATCATCTATATTCCAATATCCTGCAATAGAAAAGGCAATTGGTAATGTAACGATTGGTGATGGTGATTTTAATACCAATGATGCTTATTACTTATTTGCACACATTTTAGG